CGGCACCGCTATGGGTGGTGCCGGCCGCATGACGATCATGGAGGCCGAGCAGGTCAAGTGGATTGACACGTCGCTGGGGCAGCGTGATTCCCAGTACACGGAATCGAAGCAACTCGCCAAAGAGGAAATCCTCATGGCGTTCGGTGTCCCCGAGTCGGTCATCGGTAACGCCTCGGAGCGGACGTTTGCTAATGCCGACACGGAACTCGAAGTGTTCTGGCGTGAGACGATGCTTCCTCACCTCATGTTGATCGAACGTGCGTTCGACCGCCTGGACGGGTCTGAGGAACTGACAGTCAAGTTCAACCTTGACGATGTGGCGATTCTGTCTCGTGATGAGCGGGAGCGGGCCTCGTTCCATTTGGAAGAACTCAAGGTCGGCGCTATTTCCATTGACGAGTACCGGGTGAAGATCGGTCGTGATCCGGTTGGCTCTGATCTCCTGTACATCAAGGCTGGCCACATGGCGGTCGGGCAGGCAGTCGCTAAGGGGGAATCACCCTCGTCTGATTTCGAGGCGCCGACGTTTGAGATCGCCCCGTCGGGGCCGCCCACGCAGGCTCCGGGTGCTCCTACGTTCTCTCCTGTTGACGAGCCACAAGCCACGGTTCCAGAGGCGGCGTCGCTAAACGGTTCGGAGGACAGGAAGTCGGACCCTTTACTACTGGTGACCTCTGGGGATTTCAGTACGGAGAACTCTGGATAGACAGCAAGGCTGCTGACACCATGCGTCGGCAGCAGGACCAGCAGATGGATCGTCTGTCTAACTCGATGGCGCTCCAGATGGTCTCCTATTTCCAAAGGCAACGCCGCGTTGTCCTGGAGAAGTGGCAGTCGGCTCGTATCCGCGAGAAGGTCAACAAGGGCATCCATGTGTCCGTGAACGACATTCTGGACATTCCGACGTGGGATAAGCAGTTGCTCGCCGACGCTAAGACATGGCTGACTGCTGTCATGGTGGATGGACGCCACAGCGTCACTCAGATCACCGGGACGAAGGACCACGAGGAAGACGACGACGACGAAGCCGTCCTGTTGCTTTCCAGGTCCCTGATGGCCGGGCTGGCGAGGTTCACTGAGATCAACAGAACTACCCGACGCCAGATCGAGAAACAGATCGAGAAGGGCATGGCTGCCGGCAAGTCGGTGGATGACATCGCCGAGGGAATCGAGAAGGTCTTCTCAGACGCTGTGAAGGTACGAGCGAAGATGATCGCCAACAACACGGTGGTGTTTGGGGTCAATGAAGGCCAGATGATTGGCGCCAGCAAGGAGGGTTACCGGTACAAGGTGTGGCTCTCCATGGAGGACGCGAAGGTCCGGCCTACACATGTCCAGACTGATGGTCAGGCCAGGCCGCTTCCTGAGCCGTTCCTGGTGGGTGGCTATCGGATGATGCACCCCGGGGACCCTGCTGGGTCGATCAAGGAGACAGCGAACTGCCGCTGCACCATGTTATTTACCAATGAACCCAACCAGGCAGGGCTATTGGAGTACGGAATCCCACAAACTGTTGTATAGGTATCCTGAACGCTCCACCCTCGGCCGGCTATGAGGGCTAATCTGGTTGAAGAGCCGTCTAGGAGGCGTTGTGGAACTGGAATCAAAACAGGCCCGCGTGGAGGCCAAGGCAATCGACGACGCCGAGGGCACGGTCCAGGCTGTCGTTTCTGTTACGAACATTGTCGACAACGTCAATGACGTGATTGAGCCTGGCGCTTACAAGGAGACTCTGAGCAAACGCATCCCGAAGGGGGTCTGGTCCCACGACACGACCATCCCCATTGCCAAGACACTTGCCGCCATCGAACTCCCCCCTGGTGATGCACGCTTGCCGGCGCATTTGCGCGAGGTGGACGCCGGCGGCGTCCTGGTCAAGATGAAGTTCAACCTGAACACCACCCGTGGCCGTGAGGCTTATGAGGACATCAAGTTCTTCGGCGGGGAACAGGAGTGGTCGATCGGCTATTCGGTCCCTGAGGGCGGGTCAGAGATGAAGGAAGACACGGGGATTCGCTACATCAAGCAACTTGAGTGGTACGAGTATTCTCCGGTGCTGTTTGGTGCCGCCCCTGGCACCCGCACCGTCTCCGTGAAGGAAGCCCCCGACATGAAAGACGATGGGGCCACTGAAACTTCCGAGGGCGAGTTCGAGGATGTGAAGGGCCCGACAGCCAGGCACAAGACGGGCGTCAAGGCCGAAGACTGGTACGACAAGACCGCTTACAGGAACATGCGTTCCCCCGCAGATAAGGCGTATTTCAGCAAGATTTTCGCTTTCCATATCGACGGGGAAGACCCCAAGATGAAGACGAACTACACGTTCGTCCACCACTTTGTCGGTAGCGACGGTCGGCCAGGGCCGGCAGCATTGTCTGCGCTACAGAACACATTCGGCCTTCTCAACGGCGCCCGCAAGGGGACAAAGTTGAGGGGGAGCGACCGTAAGGGTGTGTACAACCACATCGCCGGCCATTACAGGGACGACGGCAAAAAGCCGCCGGAACTAAAGGCCGACGAGTATGTAAACGCCGTTATGGAACTCAAAGAAAGGCTCCCAGAGTCTTTCTGCGATGAAGTAGATGCTCTCATTGAAAAGGGGGCCGAACTATTCGAGATAAAGTCCAGTTTGGAGGACACCATGGCTGACGAAGCCGAAATCACCGAGACGACTGAGGTCGAGGTCGAGTCCAATGGACCGACAGCGCAGTCAGTTATCAACGAGGCCATCACGGCCCTGAACACCCTGTCGGAGCAGTTGAGTGAACTAGAGGAAAAGGGCGGCGACGCTCCTGGCTTCTCGAACACTGCCCCCGACTCATCAGAGCGCGTCGAAGGTGCAGGCGAGGCGGCCCCAGAGGTCGTCGCAGACCTGTCGCACGGCGGGACACTGACACCAGAACAGATGGCCGTCGAAGGCTCCCCGGCAGGCGGAGATTCACCCGCGCCGAAGGCAAAGGCCCCCAAGGCCAAGGTCCCGGAGCCTGATGATTCCGAGAAGGCCGAGAAGGCCGCCGAGGAAGAGGCTTCCGATCAGTCAGACTGTGGCGGTCTTCTGGGTGAACTGGACCTCAAGGAAATCCGTGAGTTCCATGACCTCATCACCTATTCCGACCTGGGCGAATAACAGGGCTCCGCGGCCGGTGAGCCGGCTGTGGATTAGACTGGGGGGGTAGCCGGTGACGACTGGGGACCCCTTTGGACCTATATGCGGAAATGCAGGGTGCTGGTAGGCGAATCCAGCGCTTTCGTTTGGAAATCATTCTCGCGGAATTGCCCGAGGATGAGGCTGAACAGGTTCTTGTCGCTCTCCACGACCCGAACGTCCTGACCAGCAAGATTGCTCAGGTTCTCTGCAAGCACGGCCATTCCATTTCGTCTAATGCCGTGAGTAACTACCGCCAACAGAGGTGTGTTGAGTCGTGATGAAGGGTGACCTCCAAAAGGAGTTGGCCAAATCACGACTCGGTAAGATCGCCGACCTTCTGGAGCGTTCAGGGATCGACGCCGAAGAGATCGGGACCATTGAGAAGGTCCGTATCTCCGAGTGGCAGGGCATCACCAAGAACGAAGAGGGCGAAGCCGAGATACACGATCTCGGTGGCATATCGGTCGTTATCGCACCGGCGTGGGCTGACGGCCCCGAGTGGCCTGTCGTTCAGCAGGCCCGGCCTCTTACGATCAAGCCGACGCCGCGGCAGCCGAAACCTAAGTCGAAGTACAAGACGTGTGTCGTTCTCCCCGATCCTCAGATTGGGTACCGCATGTACGAAGACGGCACCATGGACGAGTTCCATCATGAACCGTCGATGGAAGTCTCTATGCAAATCACCCGAGAGTTGGACCCTGATCTTGTAGTGAACCTTGGTGATTTCCTTGATTTCGCGGAGTTCGGCAAGTTTGAGCAGGAGCCGGCATTTGCTAAGACCACCCAGGCGGCGATTGACCGCGGTTACAAGTTCCTTATGCAGCAGAGGGCGAATGCACCCGATGCTCACATGGTGCTCCTGGAGGGCAACCATGACCGTCGCCTCCAGAAGGCGATTACGAACAACTCGGCTAGCGCTCTGCACTTGAAGCGTGCGGACCGTCCCGACGACTGGCCCGTAATGTCGGTTCCGTTCCTGCTGCGTCTCCAGGATGACCCGTTGAATGTCGAGTATGTCGGCGGTTACCCGGCGGGCATTTACTGGGTCAACCAGAACCTCGCTTGCATCCACGGTCACATCACCAGGAGCCGTGGTTCAACGGTCGCTGCGGTGGTGGACGATGAACGAACGTCTGTGATCCACGGTCACATCCACCGCATCGAGTTGCAGCATAAGACCCGGCGCACATTTGAGGGGCCGAAGCGGAGTCTTGCGGCTTCACCTGGGTGTCTTTGCCGCACCGACGGTGCGGTACCATCCACCAAGGGGTCGACAGACCCTCATGGCCGCCCTGTAAACGCAGTGGAAGACTGGCAACAGGGCATGGCGGTGGTCACTTACGAGGAAGGCGATGGAAACTTCGATGTCGAACTCATCCCCATCTCCCGAGGGGAAGCCATCTTTAGAGGTACCTACTACGCAGCAACCCCCGCGGCCAGCAGTTGAGTTCACTTTCGATGACGACATCCCGCAGGCGAGGCATTTCCCGATAATCACGATCGTCCTCTCGTTGGATGATCCAGGGGAACCAAACCACGTTGATTTGGGGTCCGTTCCTCCCCAGATTGCCGCCGCGGCCCTGGAGGGCATTGCCCGTCAGTTGGCGAGGCTGTCGTGGCCGAGCCGAGTCACCTATGCCGGCCAAACCATCTTCGACCCTGCACAAATGTTCCCCGATGTGGATGACGACAACGACGAGGACGACGAACCGTTCATCGGCGATTGACCCCTGCCACTGTTACATGGCCAGGTGTGTAACCATTATCTGAACGGGGTGCTTACCTCGTGTACACCTATTCATCTACATACACGAGGTAGACCTGATGACAGTCACGGATTCCCACCTACGGGAACTCAAGGCTGCTCTCCGCGACACGCTGAGCGAGAACGACGCAATTGTCGATCACGCTGAGGCCGGTCGTGAAGAGGGCGGTCCAGACATTCAGGTCGACGCGAAGCATATCCAGGGCTTCCGCGCCAATCTCACCAAGGCACGCGATCTGCGCGATCAGATCGAAGCCTTGGAGGGCCAGAAGGAAATGCAGGACTGGGCTTCTGCATCAACCGAACAGCCTGAGATTATCGCTGAATCCAAGGAAGCAACACTGCCTTCCAGCGTCGGCCAGGGATTCGTCGATTCCGACGAGTTCAAGTACCTGAACGGTGGGACCAACGGTCTCACCATGCACATCCCATATTCCGTCAAGGGCGACCTTGGTGGCATGTGGCAGCGCAAGGACGTTTACACGACCCTCCCCAGTGGGACACCGGCTCAGTTCGGTACCCCGCAGCGGGATGCGATCGTGGAGCGTGCCCACCGTGCTGCTCGTGTGCGTGACCTGTTCAACGTACAGCAGACCTCAACCAACCTGGTTGAGTACTTCCGGGTCACCGGCTTCACGAACAACTCCGCCACCACGTCGGAGCGTTCGGGATCACCCGAGACCTTCACCGCATACCCACAGTCGACGCTGACCATCGCTGGCGCGCAGGCCCCGGTT